CCATGGACACAGAAAAGCCGGGGCGTCATGCCCCGGCGTGCGTGCGTTGTTCGTGGTTCACTCGTCCTGGTCCGGTGTGGCGCGCGCGTAGCGGACCCATGGACTAGCCACGTCCCATACGGGGCGCGCGTAGCCTCCGTCCACCAGATCGCGCAGCGCGGCCACGGTCACATCACGGCGGGCGTATGCCATAACCTGCCACTGTGCCAGTGTCAACTCGCGCCCCATATTCAGGTGGTAACGAATGATGTCACGCACTTTCGCCCGGTCATCCATCCCCCGATGATACGAGGTGCCCTCGTTAACGGCCCGCTCCAGCTCCCAGAGGAACTGATTCAGTTCGGTGTACAGCGGGTCAACCTGACGCGCCAGCTCCTCGCCCGCCACCGCGCGTACGACCTCGGTTGCGTCAACCAGCGCGGCCAGCGCCGGCATGCACCGCTGCATGATCTCGTACGCCTGCATGCGCACCATAGCCGTTGTATCCATCACGGTGGACTCCTTCCATATGCAGTGAGGAGGGGACTTACGTCCCCTCCTCGTCCAGGAATAGCACCCGCGCCAACTCCTGATGACCGCGGTGTGCGCCGGGGTCCAGGTTGTAGGACGCCGCGTAGTCCTTCGCGGTGGCGGCCGTGGCGAACACACCGCCACGCACCACCATAGCGAACGTCGCTTGTCCATCGGTCGTCAGCGTCTCGGTATCAATGACGCCCCAACCGGCGTTCCGGGTGTCTTGAAGCATCACCACCGCCGCGCGAAACCGTTCCATCAAAACCGCTCCTTTCTAGTCGGGCATCATGCCCTGCCGTATGTGTGGGCGGGGCGGCCGCCCCGCCCGTCATCCCCTACGCCTCACGGCGTCGTATGCTCCAGCCGATAGAGCGCAACCCACGCCCGGTGGAAGGGCGTCCCCTCCGCGCACCCCCTCGGCCGCGTCATCCGGACTCCCAGCTCCGCCGCCGCCTGGAGAATCGCGTCATCCATCGTGACCGCGAACCCCCAGTCGAGTGGGTCACGGTCCGCGTACCCCACGTCCCGCCGGTTGGCCGCGCGGATGTCCTTCGCCCGCCGCGCGATGTCCTCAATCGTCACCTCTCGCGTGGTGCCAACCCGGTTCGTCATCGCCTTTGCCATTGCCTTCCTCCTGTTCTGTGTCTCTTCTGTGTCTCTATCTTTCCCTTTCTGTTCCTATTATGCCATACTGGGGCGAGCTTGTCAAGACCTGTGTTTGCCTTTCTGAGCCTATCATGATACACTCAGGGTGATAGAAAGGAGGGCCGCATGGGCGAGTTGGTTCCGTTGCGCGAGGCACGCCAGCGGTTGGGTATCAGCAAAACCCTCATGACCCGCCTAGTCAAGGAGGGGCGGTTCACGTTGTACGAGAACCCGCTAGACCGGAGAGAGCGGCTAGTGGAGTGGGAAGAGGTGCAGCGCGTGATGCGGCCGCGTCCGCTAGTCGAAGAGGACGCCCGCGCCAGTGGATAAAACCCGAGGCTCCAGCCGTAAACAAAAAACAGAGCCGACCGGGCATGCCCCGGCCGGCTCTGCGGTGAAGGATGGTGTGGGGTGAGAAGGAATCGGCAACGTTAGAAGGGGTTGCGGTTCGTCGGGTCGTTGCGCGCGAGCGCCTCGGCGCCCAGCCGCCGCAACAGCACGCGGTACGGCGGGTCGTTCTCGGGATGATACTCAAAGACCGCCCGCTCAAAGTACTGCACCACGCGCCGCCCGCCCGGCGCCTTCGGGTCCGGTTCCTCGATCTCGTCGGTTAGCGGGTAGCCGAAGATCATCAGCCCGCCGTTGTCACGCCAAAACTCCCAGAACCCGTGCCCCACATAGTGCCCGGTCTCCGGGAAGAATCGCCCGTCAGCCACCGTCGCTTCCTCCTTCGTGCGCTTGTGAATCTCTTCCCAGATCGTGCCCGCGCGGTAGGGTAGGACAAAGTCGGTCATGAGCGTGCCCGGGCAGCTGGTCGGCTGGAGCTCCTGATGGCCCCAGACATCGCGCGCGGCCGTGCCCCGGCCCTGGTGCAGCCAATCATCACACACCTCGGCCAGCGCGATCAGCTGCTCGCGCGTGGCCCGCTGGTCCCCGCCGAGTGGCACGAGGATGCTCAGCGCCGTCGCGTTATGCGGCCAGGCACCGCAGTGCCACAGGACGCTCTCGATGTCCCGGCACAACCACTTCTCACCGGCCGGGCCAATGGCGATGTGATACATGAGCCCATCACCGCTAAGCACCCGGCCGTTCGTCGGATCCTCGTCCCAGTCCTTGGCGATGTGGTAGTGGGCATCGTTGACAACCTGCCGCCAAGCCGCCGCACTATCCGTGTGGTTCGGCACCTCCGGCCCGTTGTAGTGAATGACCACGCCCCGTTTTTGGTTCAGCGGCACGCGCGTGCCCGGCCCGCCGTTGGGGTTGCGCGGGAGCTCCCCGCGCCGGTCGATCAACCCACGAATGCCGTACAACATCCGTTCCTCCGTCGGTGGTGTGCGCTGTTCCGGGGTCGTCTCCCACCGGCCCAGGACGTAGGCCATCTCCATCGTGAGCTCATACGTGGGGTTATCCTCCCAAATCCCGAGGCCCCAGAAACAGACGCCGGCAACGCCGGCCGGCGCGGTCTCCAGCCAGCGCAGGTACCGCCGGGCTTTCTCCGGACGTGGCGTGGCTCGGTCATCAATCCCCGCCTCGCTGATGAACACCGGTCGCCCGGTATCAACGGCGAGATCGAGAATCCGAAGCCAATCCCCACCACCGCCATCCCCGAGGTCGTACCAGCCGTAGACATGCGCGCAGATGGCGTCCACGTGGTCAAGGATGCACCCGTGCTCATCCCGCGCCAGAAGATCCCGCGTCTGTGCGAGGTTGCACGGGAGTGACACCGCCCACTGGAGCTGCGGCCGGCCGAGCGCCTGCGGCAGGCGCCGCAGCGTCTGGAGCGCGTCATACCGGTGCCGCCAGATATCGACGCCGGCAATGTCTGGCTCATTCCCCAGCTCGATAATCCAGCGGACCTCGGGATGGGCGTCGATCACCGGCAGCCAGCGCGCGAGATCCTGCCAGGTGCGCTCCGGGGTCACGTCCCCATCCTCGCCACACAGCAGCACCGTGCGCACACCGTCGGTAATGAGGTCCGTCAACCGCTCCGGCCGGAACCCGAACCCAATTGGTGTGCGCACCCGGGCGATCTCCGCCCGCATCGCCCGCACAATGGCGCGGTTAGCCTCCCAGTCCGGCTCGCCGGCCCGAATCACGGCCGGCCCCACAAGGATACCGCTCATGAGTGCCGCTCCGTTCGGTCAGGGCGATTGGATGCCTCGGGCGTCTCAGGCGACAATTTCTCCAGCGCCGCCTCCAATACGGCCGGCACCGGCAGCCCAGCGCGCGCGGTGTTTTCGAGGAGAGAAATCCCCTCATGGGCGATATAGAATCCGGCCACCGCATCCGCCAGCGGCAACCCCGTTGGTTTCTGCACGACTGCCGCGGCGCCCACGACCACGAGCACTATCCCTTTGCGCGCCATCCCTCGGAATGAGACATCTGAGCTGATCGACCGAGTGGCGTAGGCGGCCAGCACGCCGGTCATGATGTCCAGCGCCATCAGCGCGATGAGCACCTGCACCATCGGCGTCAGCCCTCCCCACACCGCTGCCGCCGCGGCTGCCAGCACCCGAACCGCCCAGGCGGCCGAATCCATCATCCCATCCCGACCCATTGCCGCTCACCTCCTCGCTCCCGCCGACAGGCGGCCGCCTGCCGGCTCGCTTCACGCAGCACCGCCAGCTCCGCCGGCAGCCCCAGCTCCGCCGGCGTCACCACCTCTAGGGCCTCGTTCGCCAGCACGTCCAGCCACAGCCGCACCTCGTCAGCATCGGCGAACGGCCCTACCCAGCGCCCCTGCTCTGTCACACCGTCGGACTCGATCACGCGGGCGATCAACCCGTCAGCGCGACGGACCAGGAATGGAATTGCGACCAGACGCATCCGGCACCTCCGGTGTCACGACGCTCTCTTCAACAACGCGGCGCCGTAGCCGCATCTCGCCCGTGGCCGTGATCCGGTGCGCCACGCCCGCGAGCGCGTGGATGCGCGGCGGGACCGCCGCACGGCTCTGTTCGCGGAGCTGCCGTTCACGCAGCAGCTCTTCATGCCGCGCCGCAATGACGGCGAGAAGGTACTGCTCTCGCTCCTCATCATCCTTATAGAGGTGCCAGTACGGCAGCCGCACCTGATCGTGCAGCACCGGCGTGTCCCGCTCCGGGTCGGCATCGTCCTCGTACCAGACCACGTGCGCGATGTATGACCCGTCGCTGAGCATTTCAATCGGCTGCTGCGGGTCGAGCGTGAACTGCATATCTTCTCCTTTCTAGATCGGGACGACGGTCGCGATCGCAATTAGGCTCTTGACCGTCAGCTCCACGTCAACCAGCCTCGCTCCCTGCACCTCGACGGTGTTCACCTGCTGGCGCGGCCGCCCATCCGGCTCCTGGAGCCACTGCGTGATATCGAGCGTGAGCGGCGCGCCCTCGGACGGGCTCCACGGCCCGCCCAGCGCCTCGGTAACGTCCGTCCCGTTGACAAGCACCCGCAGCGCAATCCCGCTTGGATACGTGCCCTCGAAGATGCCGTACTGCAACGCGTGGGTATGGGCGGCAACGTTGTGTGTGTGCGAGGTATCGGCCGAACTGGTCGTGGTCGACACGCTGTGCGAGTGCGCCGGCACGTTGTGCGTATGGGAAGCCTCGTTGGTCGCGGTGATACCGCCCACGCCGTGGTTATGGCTTTGCTGTACGAATTCGGTGTTCAGCCCGGTCGATCCACCCGAGCCGCCGCGCCCGACGTAGAACCCGAACGGGCTGCCGGCGGAGTCCTGGCCGATGAGCTGCTGCCGGAACGGCGGGTCACTCCAGCTCTCGGTCGGGTTGGCGTCCGCCCAAGCGTGCAGGTGCCCGAGCGAGGCGGAGTCGGTGAACCCGCTCAACGCGTGGCTGTGTGACGTGCCGGCTGAGCTGGTGCCCCCGCCGCCGGATTGCGCTGTTTGTCCGCTGACCGTGTGACTGTGGGCGGTGCCGGCGCTTGTTGTCTGCCCACCGCCGGCGGCCGCCGTGGTCGCGTTGGCCCTGATGCGTCGGCACACGATGACCAGTTTCGCCTGATGAAGGAACCGGACATTCGCGTCCCAGTCCACGACCATCCGGACTGGCGAGCTATCATCGAGCGTTTGGCGGAACGGTCCGTGAATCTCTCGCACCGGCACGGTTTTTTGCGCGACCGCCACCGCCCAGACACGATCGACCACGTCAGCGAGTAGGTCATCATCGCGCACGACCCGGCTGGTATCGGTGAGCGTCAGTTCGACCTCCTCCGCGTCCCCATCCCAGCGTCGGGTGATTCCTCGTACGAACGCGTCGGTATTGAGGTCAACGAATACCCGCCTGCCGTCCCAATCGTCAATGGCCCCACGCGCGACCAGGCGCACCATGTCCCCCGGCATGAGCCGCCAGGCGCCGGAGAATGGGTCACGCAGCCGCAGAGTGCCGCCCACCGTGACCGCCCATTCAACGCGCGGGCTGGTGCGCGCTTGCAGCCAGGCGGCCGCCAGGTCGTAGAGCACGTTTGCGGCGCGTTCGAGCTCCGCCGCTGAGTTGGCGAGCGGCGTGACATCCTTAAACGCGATGACGCGTTCGCGAGTGCCATACGTCGCCGATGCCGCGGCATCCTCCAGGTAATAGAGCGTCCCTCCGTCCGGACCTACCATCGTCTGGATCGGGTACGGGCTCGTGCGCGTGGCCCATCGCAGCGTGAGCGCGGACGGCCCTTCGCCGGCGCCGACGGGGATAACCCGCGTCACGATATCTTCATCGCGGCGCGAAACCCGGATGCGCGCGATTGGTAAGATCGCGTCCTCATCGTCGGCACCGTAGGGCCACTCGGGGAGCAGCATGCAGCGGAAGCCTGAGTGTCGCTCGCCTTTGGTGATCTCGATTCGCCGCTCAACGGGCATCGGCCGCACGTGGCGGTACACCTGCTGAGCCAGGCTCGTCATCGCGTCGAACCGGGTAACGCCCTGGAATTCGGCAGAGACTAGATCATCGATGACCTCAGCGTCGGCCGTGATGGACCATCCGGTATCGGCGACGAGCTCTGACGCGGCGGCTGCTAGCGACTCGGCATTGATGCGCCAGTTGATCTGAGTGGTGCGGTAGGCGAGCTCGCGCGCAGTGGAATAACCTTCTAGCTCGATCACCGGCCCGTCATCCTCGAGCACCACGCGCCGGGACGCGATGAGGCCGCGGAAAATCTCTCCTTCCCCTTCGCGGATAACGCGCGCTTCCATGCCGGCGTCCGCTCGGTCGGCGCCAGCGGCTGTAACCGGCAACGCCACACCGAACGAACCAATGTCATTGAGCGCCCAGGTCAGCTCGGCCCTAAGCACCGGGAAAATTGACGTGATCGGCTCGCCCTGCGGCGGACCCACGTCGAGTCGCAGCCCGCCGATCTCGGTACGATACGACTCAATGGACGGCGCGAGCGTGCCGTCCATGGTCCCCTCGATCACGCCGGCGGCGGCGGCCGCGATGCCGGACGCGAGCGAGCCGGTGAGACCGTCGGCAATGCTGTCCGTGAGTGTGGCCTGGGGTTCGGGCGTGAAGGTGCCGGAGATGACGTCGCTGATCGTGCCGCTGATGGTGGCGGTGGTGGGATCGTACGCCTCGTTGACGGCGGTCCGCTGCCCGCTATCGTCAATCCCTCCCACGGCGTACAGGGTAGAGCCAACTACTCCGGCGGCGAGATCGTACCGCCCCGTGGGCATGTCGGCTTGGGATGCCCAGGTGTCGGTGCTCGGGTTGTAACGCTCGTTGACGGCGGTTACTATCCCGACGTGCCCCCCCACAGCGTACAGGGTAGAACCGATCACCCCAGCAGTGAGGTTGGTCCGCGCCATGGGCATAGAGGCTCGGGATGTCCAGGTGTCAGTGCTCGGGTTGTAACGCTCGTTGACGGCGGTCCGCTGCCCGCTATCGTCGATCCCCCCCACGGCGTACAGGGCGGAGTTGACCACGCCAGCGGCGAGACCGTACCGCCCCGTGGGCATGGTGGCTTGGGAGGCCCAGGTGTCGGTGGAGGGGTTATAGCTTTCATTGACGGCAGTCGCCGACCCGGTGAACCCTCCCACGGCATACAGGACGCCATTGATCACCCCGGCGGCGAGGTAGGACCGCGCCGTGGGCATGGCGGCTCGCGAGGACCAGGTGTCAGTGCTCGGCTCGTACGCCTCGTTGATGGCGGTCTGTGATAACCCGGTGTGCCCCCCCAGGGCGTAAAGGTAGCTCCCGATCACCCCGGCGGCGAGGTGGGACCGCCTCGTGGGCATGACGGCTCGCGAGGACCAGGTGTCAGTGCTCGGCTCGTAGGCATCGTTGACGTTGAGCCGCGCTGAACCGGTGTACCCGCCCACGGCGTATAGGACGCCATTGACCGCGCCGGCGGCGCGGTTGGACAGCGCCGTGGGCATCGGCGCCCGCGTCACCCAGCTCACGCCACCCCACGGAGCCAGCGTCCCCCCGATTGTGCCCGTGATCGCGCCGTCGCGCCAAAGCTCGATGTCGACAGACGCAGCGAGCGAGCCGGTGAGACCATCGGCAATGCTCTGCGTGAGCGTGGCTTGGAGTCCGGGCGTGAGGGTACCGGAGATGGCGTCGCTGATCATGCCGCCCACGTTCTGGACCGCCGGCACGAGGTCGACGTTGAGCGTGTACGTCTCGCCCGCCGAGACGGTGATGATCTCGATACGTGGAAGGTAGCCGACGGCACTAAACGTGATCGTCCGCGTGCCGGCGGTCACCTCAGCCAGCGTGTAGCTGCCGTCCGGCCCCGTGGTCGTGGCCTGCCCATCATCACTGGTGACGGACACGCCGGCGAGGGGAGCGAGCGTGGTGGCGTTGCGCACGGTGCCGGTGACGGTGCCGGTGAACGCAAAGGCAGTGGTCGTGGTTAACGATGTTGTGCCATTAGTGGTCCCACCGACGACGATGACCGTCCCCCCGGCGGCCCCAGCGGCAAGGCCGTAGCGCGCGCTCGGCAGGGCATCGAAACTCGACCAGGTATCCGTATCCGGCGTGTACCGCTCCACCGTCGCGACGGCGCCCGCTGCGGTGCGACCGCCGATGGCCCAGACATCGCCGTCGAGGAACACGCCCGCCAGCTCGCCGCGCGCCGTGGGCATATCCGCCCGCGACGCCCACGTGTCCGTTGTTGGGTTGTACTCGTCGGTGTCAGCAATCGGGGTATAGGGCGACGTCCCACTGAAGCCACCGAATACCCAGAAGACAACATCGTTCGACGCCGCCGCGTGGCCGCCACGGCCAGGTAAGGGCAAAAAGCTACGGCTTGTCCATGTGTTACTTGCCGGATCATATCGTTGGTGCGACGCATTCGGACCGGAGCCAAACCAGCGGCCAGGAGAATACAAGAATTCCCCGCAGCGGACGAACGGCATATACTCGCCGGATGGGGAGATAATGGCTCTCTGTGTCCAGGTATTGGTCGCTGGGTTGTACTCGTCGGTGCGGGTGGTGATACCACCGCTATGTCTTCCACCAGCGATGTAGAATTTGCCGCCATGGATCGCGCCGCCTGTGCGGAATCGCGGCAGCGTAGACAGCGAGACGATGGATGACCACGTGTCGGCTGCTACCTCGTAGACCTCACCCGAGAGTAGCGCGCCCGCGACGTTATCCCCTGCATCCGACCCAGCCACCACATAGAGTCGGTCCCCATCACCTGCAACGGCAGGGAAATAGCGCGCGGTCCCTAGGCCCGCACGCGGCACCCACGGCATCGTCGCACCTCGCCCTTAGTCCTACGACAGCAACGCCTCTTTGATCTGCTCGACAATCCGCTCGTGCGCCCGCGCCGCCGCGAGCTGGTCCGCGTGCGCCTGAGCTTCCGCGTCCAGCGCCGCCGGATCGGTCACCCCCGGCACCGGCTGGAAGATGATCGCCCTCCCATCCTGTTCGATCAGATACGCGCCCACGGTCTCACCGATCCCGTGGCTGGCCCGCACCTGGTCAGCAGGCACCCCGTTGATCGGCTCGGCCCCATCCCAGGCCCGTGCTACCAGCCGCGCCCGCTCCTCGGCGAACACCGCGTCTTGATCCACGGCGGCATAGGCGGTCTGGAGCGCCCCGGCCAGGTTGGTCGCGTGCAGCGCCTGGATGACTGACCACGCCCCCATGTCCTGGCCGATGGCACTGATGGCCCGGGCATACGACAGTCGCAGCTCCGCCGGCATCGTTCGCGTCATCGATCTCCCCTTCCTAGCTGGCGGCCCACGTGACCGTCACGGTCATGCGCCAGATGGTCCCCGCGACTTTCGTCCCAAGATCCTGGACCTCACGTCCCAGCATGACGCCGCCGGCCGCCGCGTTGAACACGGCAAATTCCTGCCAGTCGAAATTGGCGTCAGTCTCCCCGAACACCGCCTGAAACTGCGCCTGATTGCCGGTGAGCGTGGGATAACCGGTCGCCATCGGCCTTCGGACCGTGCTGGTCCCCTGAAGATCGGTCTGCGACGGGTCGAACGCCGCCGTACCGTTGCCCACGCCGATGTAGGCGTTCGCCGCGTCAAACGGCGTCGGCGCCAGGCCAACCGTGGCCTGTGCCATCCACTCATGATATACCTGCGTGAACGGCATCTGTTCACCGCTCCTTTCTCGCGCGATTCGTCAATTCGGTCCGGCCCTCCAGCTCGGCAATGCGCGCCGGGTCGGTGATCGGCCGTCCGTCTGGCTCGAACCAGCGCGTGACAACGACCTCCTCATCTGATTCGTCGCGCTCGTAGGCGGCGCGGCTGGAAAACTTTTCCAGCCGTACCTCGACGCGATGGGGCGCCGCGCCCCGCACGGTGCCGTTCATATCACCATCCTTCCTATGGATAGGCGTCACGCCAGCGCAGCCGGAGGATGCCGCTCGTAACGCCAGTGATCCGTACCGTCTGCGTGCCCGGCTCCAGCCGCCAGAGCTCAGCCTGGTTGCCACCGGGGATAAGCGTCACCTCCTGGCCGTCCCACCGGCGCGCGCGCGCCGCCAGAACATCGACCGTCACAGTCTGGCCGATGGCACTGCTGGCCACCTGGGCCGTGAAACTCGTGACGCTCGATCGGTTTTCGAGCGTCGGGTTGACCACGCCATCCGCCGCGGTCGCCTCGATCTCGACCGTGACGTGCCGGGTCGGGATCAGACCGCTCGTCGTCACGACGATGTCAGCGGGTGACTCGGTGATCGAAGCCACCAGCTCGCTTTCGGTCGCGGCGAACCAGTCCGAAAGCCGGACGAACCCGATAGTAATACCCGTCTCAATCGGTTGTGCGCTCGCGACCTGATAACTCCCGAGGTCGGTTGCGCGCGCCCAGGCCCAGCGTTCGGTGCCGTCGCTGAGTTTCAGCCACAGCCGCCCGCGCCCGATGCGCCGCAGCAACGCCCTAAGTGCATCGAGCTCATCATCTGACTCAGGACTCAGCAGCACCGCGCGATGCCGTATCTCCGCGATGTCTGCCACGACCCGCGCGCCGCCCTGCATGTCAATCCCGTAGTCAACCAGCGGTGGCCGCCCGAGCGCCGTCCGCGCCGCCTGGCCCTCTTCCTGTTCCACGCGCCGCATCGGCAGCGGCAGCACGAACGCGCCATCCACACTCTCGAAGCGCGTGAAGTGCCGCATCAGACCACTCCCCGGCGTCTGAGCGCCTGCGCGATAGCATACGCGACATCCTCACCGGCGCGCTCAGCGGCCGCCCGGTCGGTCGCGTAGACCGTGTCGATGTTGACCGTGATGGTGAGTGCATCCGTCTCCCGCCCCAGCGCGTCACGCACCATCTCCAGCCCCCGGCCGGAGAGCGGGATGATGGCCTCCGGCCCGGCCTCACCGATGCCAGCGATCGCCGGGCCGAGCGCGATGCCACCGAGCGCGTACCAGGAGACGCTGAAATCCGGGATCGGGACCGACACCGGCCCGACGCCGACGCTGCTCCAGCTTACACTGATGTGGGGCAGCGGGATATGCAGGCTCCTGAGCCCGTTAATGAGCCCCTGGATGATGTCCCGGCCAGCCGACCAGAGCCAATTGATCGAGCCCGAGAATGCCCCTTTGATGTCACCAATCAGGCCCTGCACGACGCTGGAAAGCGAATTTTTGATCTCGCTTACTTTGCGCAGAATGCCATCCCAGATCGAGTCCCAAATCCGCTGCGCTTCCTCTAGGCCGGTCCTAATCACGCCCTTGACGATATCGAGGGCGCCGGAAATGACCTGCTTGATACCGTCCCATATCCTCTGCGCCATCTGTTGCATGTCGTTCCAGGCAGCCTGCCAGTCACCCGAGATGATATCGAGCGCGACCCTGATGATGCCCTCGATGATTGCGGTCACGGTACGGATGATGCCCTCGATGACATTCCAGGCGCCCTGAAGGATCGTGGTGATCTCATCGCGATGCCGATTGATGAAGTCACGGATCGCGTCGAACGTCGTGGTAATGATGGTCCGGATGACCTGCACGACGCTGTCAATACGGGCGCGGATCGTCTCCCATGCCTCAATGAGGCGTGGTTGCACGTCCTGCCAGAATCGCGCGAGATGGTCGATGATGGCCTGAATAATCGGCTGGATGACGCCCCAAACGGCGCGCAATTTATCCTGAATGCCGCCCCAGTTGTTGTCCCAGGCGGCTTTAAGCGCCCCGACTGCGACGCCAATTGCGGCGATTGGCGCGATGACCGGCAGGAGCGCGGCGATCGTGGCTGCGGCCGCCGCAGCCGCGGAGATGGCCCACGCACCAAACGCAACCGTGATCGCCGCGAGGACAGTCAAGATGATCCCCTGGAAACTCCCGGAGAAAAACTCGATGACGGGCTGCAAGAGCGGTTGTATCTGGCCGGCAAACCCTTGCACAGCCGGCAGCGCCGTGCCGGTGAACCAGTCGCTAAATCGTTGCAGCGCCGGGAGCACCTGTCCATCAATGACCGTCCAAACGGTCGTGAACGCCGCCTCCACCTGCGACCAGGCGCCAGAGAGGAACCCCTGAATCGCCGGGAGTGCCGTCGTGATGAACCAGTCAGAAAACCGACCGAGCGCCGGCAGCGCGCTGTCGTTGAGCCACGTACCGATATTGGTAAACAGGGTTTGGAGCTGTGGTCCGACCTGTTCGAAAAACTGCGTCGTAATCGGGATCAATTGATCCGCGAACGCGCCAGCGATGCCGAACAGCGTGTTCGCGAGTGGTTCAGCGGCGATGGCGACGTTGTTCTTCAGCAGCTGCCATTTTTGCGCCCAGTCATCAGTCTCGGCGGCGAGGGCATTGATCGTATCACCGCCCTCCTTCAGCGTCTCGGTGAGCTCCGCCACGTCGAGTCTGCCGGAGCGGATCGCGGAGGCCAGCTCCGGTCCCGCCCTCGTGCCGAACGTTTCAACGGCGATCCGGGTGGCCTCGGCAGGGTCTTTCGCGTTCTTAATCGCGTCGAATAGCTCCTGGATGGCCTGCGTCGCCGGTTTGCCCTCCCGCGCGGCGGTCGCGACGGCGCGATTGAGGCCCATCAGCGCCTGCTCGGTGTTGACGCCCGCCTTCTCGAACTGTCCCAGGAGGACCGCGCTGGTCTCAAAATCGAGGCCCATCTCACGCATCGCCGCGCCCGACAGCGTGACAAGTTGCATGAGCCGGTCAACGCCGATGCCGGTTGACTGCGACACCCGGAAGAGGAAGTCGAGTTTCCCGCCGGCCTCTTCGGCGGAGATGCCCCAATCGGCGAACGCGCGCGAGCCAGACTGGATCAACCGCGACACGTCCTCGCCGGTGATGCGTGAGAGGTTCAGAAACTGGGTTGCCAGCTCCTGAGCGATCGGGCCGGACACGCCCATCCTGGTATTGAGGTCGGCGATGGCGGAGCCGACGGTCTCCAGATCGACCGGCACCTGTTTCGCGACCGCGCGAAAATCCGCGTTCAGCTGCTCCAGGGCTTCCCCCGTTGCCCCGGTGCCGATGCGGATAGTGTCGTAGGCGCCATCCAGCTGCTCTCCGAGCGTCCACGCCGCCGCACCGATGCCGGCGATAGCGCCACCGACCACTGCGGCGCCGGCGGCGATAGCCTTACCGATGCCGCCGAAAAATCCGCCAATTCGGCTGGACAGGCTCCCGCTCTGGGATTCGGCCTCTTCCATGCTGCGGGTCAGGCTCTCGGTTGAGGCTTCCGCCTGTTTCGCCGCAGCCTGGAATTTGGAGGCGTCACCCGCGATGATGAACCGGATTAGCCGCTCAGCCGCCATCGTCGTCTAACCCCAACCGTTTGAGATACGCTCCAAACGATCCCACGCGCTTCCCGTGTATGGCCGCCAGCTGCCAGCCGACGAATGCCGCCGCGCGGAGCAGGCGCCGTTCGTCATCCACGACTGCCGCCGCGGCATCCTCCACCAGCGCGGCGAACCGCTCGGGTGGGAGCGCATCTATCACGTCGTCTGTCCAGCGGTAGACTCGCTGGATGAGAGCTCGACCGCGACGGAGACCGTCAGGATCTCCGAGAGCCGCGAGAAAAAACGACCAGCCTCTGGCCGCTCCCTGAGCTGCCGCAGAATATCAATCAGGACATCGGGCGGCTGCTCATCGAACGCCTCCGGTGTCATGCCCACCAGGTCCGCAAACCAGGCGCGGAGCTGCGGCAGCCGCTCCAGCACGGCCAGCAGCCCGAGCAGCCCCGTCTCCCACTGCGCGCCCGACGCGAGCGACGCCGCGAGTGCCTGCACCTCTGACCGGCAGCTCGCTAGGATCGGCGCCAGCGTGAACACATCCCGCATCGTCAGCGGTCGTACGGTCACCGTCATAGATCATCCCTCTGCTAGATAGCGGTCGATCAACTCTTCGAACGCCTCAGCGTAAGCCTCCAGGATCTCGTCCTGCCGTTCCTGAATCGTCGGGTACAGGATGTAGCCCTCTTTCGAGGCCGGCGGGAACTGCCGATACCGCTTCGCGCCCCACTCGTGGCCGAACGCATGGGGCGCCCTCGGTCCGCCCATCTGGACGGCCGCGCGCGTCTGCTCAACGCGCGGCCGGATCGTCGCCACACCGCGTGAACCAAGCCGAGTCGGGCGACCGGCCAGGTTGACCCGCGTCTCGCTGCCCCGCTCGCGCGCGGGAGGAATGATGATCTCTTCGACCACGCGTTTGTTAATCCGTCGCAGCTCGCGCGGAGCAGTCCGGTCAACCTCCCGGAGCGCCCGCCGCAACCCCTTGATTCCCTCGACGCGGATGACCGGCAGCGACATTACGGCATCGCCTCCGTGGTGTGGTAGGTGATGGTCAACGGCGCGTAGCTCTCGGTCGCCAGTGCTTCAAATGATAGCCCCAGCTCGATCGGTCCGGCACCGCTGACCTGCGGCGGCTCGCCGCGAATCTGGAGCGACGGCACCTCGACGATCAGGCGGTACGGGTTGGCCTGGCCCGCGTCAATCTCACCATATTCGGCCGCCAGGACGAGCGGCCCGACGGTCGCGCCATCGCGCCAGGCGGTGAGCAACGCTTCCACATCGGACGTGTAGGACGTACTCAGTGAGCCTTCAATCGTCGGGCGATCGGATAGCACCGGCTCATCCCGCGTCGCGCCGAACAGCCAATCATCCGTCGCGAGCGACCAATCCATCGAGATCGACGCCTGCCGCACGCGCACCGCCGTGCCGTTAACCATCACCGAGAGGTCGGCGAAGATGAACGGCACCCCATCGATCCAGGTGGGCGATGCCAGTGGTTGCGAAAGATCGACCGACTGAAAGTCCCAACTGGTTGACATTCGCAGCGGCTCACCGGACGAACAGCTGAGCTCGAAACTCGTGACCTTCCCGCCGAGGTAGGTATACGGGACGACTACCCGATCATCTCTGCGCGGTCGGCCGATCTGGACGGTCGCTGAGAGTCCCCGGCAGCCGTCATCGGACGGAGCGAACACGTGCCGCCACTCATTCGGGCGCTCCGCCGGGTCCGGTTGATCGCTCGTGACCGTCCCGAGCGCGTGCCGGAGGACGATACCGAATCCCCGGGTGAGCGCCACGAACGGGATATCGCCAGCCGCGCCCCTCGCATACGTACGCACATCAACGGTGCGGCGCCAGATCGTCGGGCCTCCCAGCAGCTCGGCCACAACCGGCTCAACCACTTCCTGTACCGACTCACCACCGGCGTCGATCCGTAGGAACCGCGTGGGCTCGGCGTACGTCCCATAACTCGATTCGGTGGCGATGCCGAGCTGCATTGACAGTCCGGTCCCGGTGCTCATCGCTTCATCCTCCTATCGAATCCATGCCGAGAGCGCAATCTCGAACGTAATGCGCACTGCTCGCCGGCCATCGGCATTGATGCCCTGATCGACCGTGTGACTCGCGAGATAGGCTGCCTGGACGGCTCCGCCCAACGTTGGGTCGGTGAGGAGTACGTCAAGGATCACTTCGAGGAGCTCCCGCGCTCGCGCACGGCAGGCGCGAATGTCGGCCTCGGAGCCGCCGGGATGCGTCACCCACACGAGCCCTCGCACCGTGGCGGTCTCCTCTAGCTGCCCCGGTCCGAGCACGCGCCATTCGGTCGTGTCCTCAACGTCCCACAGCTGAACCGACTCAATGCCGGCCTGGTCCGGCGCGATGGCGCCCGAGGTCACGGTCACACCATCGGCACGTGGGTCGGTTGCGATCCGGTCAACCAGCGCCGACAGAGCGGCATCCCAACACAGTCGCGCCATCAGCCTATCCCCGGCATCACGACTCGGTAGCGATCAAGCACCGCGTCAACCTCCGGCAGGCCGAACCAGGACCCGCCCACGCCGGGCGTGGCGAGACGGAACGTCCCCAGCTCGTCTGACATGGACAGCGCGCGGTCCGGCAGGTTAGAACTGAGGAGGCCCTGGTAAGACGTAGCCAACCTCAGCGCCGCCCGCCGGATTTCGAGCGGTGGCTGCGGCCAACCACACTCATAGGCCAGCCGCACCGCATGGGAGCCGTGCGGCCAGGTGCCCGCCGTGCGCAGGATCATCCCCGACTCGGCCAGCACGAGCGTCGCGAGGTCGTCAGCCGAAAGCTCCGTCCACGTTGCGCCGTAGCGTTCAGCCACCGCGACGATCCGGCTGACGCGCACGTCTGGCAGTAGTAACGCCTGGCCGCCGTAGGCATCGAGCGTGACCGTGACCAGCTCCGGCACGAATCGCTGGCCGGTAATGACGGTGAACGCCTCTCGGATGCGTGCGCGGAGCTCAATCAGTGCCTCATCGGGGTAGCGGATCGGGTCCGCGAGCGCGCCATCACCGAACCGCCGCGCTTCGCCGACGCCGAACAGCTCCGCCCCCACCACCGGCACCTTCAGCGTCACCTCACCGACGGTGGCGGAGGTCGCGGTGATCGTGAGTTGATCAAGCCGCCCGAGCTGCGCAGCGGTCAGAGCGACGGTCCGCTCGGACGTACCGGTGCCCTCAGCGATCCCCGACCACACCTCCGCCCCGTCGTGACCCGTGATGGTGACGCTCACTGAGCCGGGGTCGACCGCCTGACCTCCCTCCTCATACGTGAGGGCGATAGTTGCTGGCCGTCCCCTAATCAGCTCTGCCGGCGTGATCCGCACGTCCACCGTTACCGCTCCTCGGCCGGCTCAACGCTCGCGGTGTCAATGTCCTGACCGCCGCGCCGGCGCGTGGGCCGGCGGGGCGCGTCACCATCCCCGCCATTATCGACCGGCACCGCCCAGCCATCGGCCACAAGACGCGCGGCTACGTCGGCCGGCAGCTCCACGGTATCGCCGGCGCGGTATGGGCCATTAGGCCCCGCCAGCGTCACTCGCATTCGCACCCGCATCGGATTGCCGTCCTCCCGCGTCATTATCGCCTCTGGCCGCCCGTCTGGGCCGCTCCGGTCGCACCAGCTCGGCACGCCGGCCGTCGGCCAGCGCCCGCGCCAGTCGTTCGGGCACGTCCACGATCTGGCCCGGATGCCAGGCGAACGACGTGCCCGCGATACTCGTGAGAATGCGAATTTGCATCGTTCTCTCCAGGTAGTGAAGGGGCGCGCGCACGCGCGCCCCTCCACCGCTAGGACGCCGCGTTCCGGAAAGCCTTCACCGCAGCGGGATCATCCGGGACACCGTCCGCCCGGGCGAACGCGAGGAACCCAACCTGGAGGTATTCGGCGTACCGCTCGGTCAGGCGCATCAACGCCACGCCCTGCACGTCCCGGATGACGTAACCGGCGACAAAGTCCCCGAAGAGGATACTGTTCGCATTCGCCCCCATCACCGGCATGTAGTTGTTGACGGTATAGGGGTAACCGAGCAGCAGGTCGGGCACGCCAGCCTGCCCGCTCGGCTGCCAGATCGGCCGCCCATCGCCGTCCTTCAATTTGCGAACCGCCGCCAGCGTCTGGTCATGCAGCATGAACCGCGCGCGACCGCCGGCCCGATAGGCGGGATCGACCGAGTGCACGAGATCAATGAGGTCATCCCAGGTCACGGAATCGACCTGGCCGCTCGCTGCCTGCCGGCCAATGGTCGGATTGGTGGCGATACCGAGCGGCTGCCCAGAGCCAGTGCCGACGGTGAAATGGCGGTTCTGGATGCGTGCGATGCGTTCACCCAGCGCCCGCGCCAGGAATCCCTCCAGGTCGATCCCGGTGTCCTGGAGCAGCTGGGCCGACACCCGCACGATCTTCGAGGTGTACATATGGGCGCCGATCGTGCGCTGACCGAACGTCGGATCGCCCTCGTCCATGGCGGAACCCTCGGCCAGGATCGCCCCTTCGACGGCGGTCTCATCAACGGTCGGCCAGTGCAAGGTCTCCCCGGACGATGTCACCAGCACATTCGCGACCTGACGCATGTTGGCATAATACGCCAGCGTCTCGGCGAGGCGGCTCCAGAACCCGGTCGGCACCGTATAGCCGCCGCCCGCATCGGTGCCGACGCCGAGCGCGCGCATCTCGCGCGATGCCTCCACGTAGCCACGTCGGAGGATATCGCGCTGCTCACTGGTCAGGTCCGCCATGCCGCCGCGCACCCAGGCGAGCCAGGCATCGCGGTACTGCGGCGTGGCCGTAATGGGCTGCTGCGTCAGCTCCCGCTGCGTCTGCACGGCGATCGGCTCACCGGCCGGCGTCGCCAGCTGGCGCTCAATCTCCGCATGCCGCCGAGCCGCCTCTAGAGCCTCGGTGAGCTCGTTTAGCTCGGCCTCCAGCCGATCGTACTGCTCGCGCTCCTCTGCCGACCAGATCCTCCCCTCGCGCTCGGCGCGTTCCATAATTTCCTGCATCTGATGCCAGATATTCGCCCGCTTCTCGATGATTTGTCGCTCGTTCATCGGACTATCCCTCCGTTTGCTCGTCATCACGCTCGTCGTCGATAGCGTGATCGTACCTCATGATAGGCCGTGGTACCGCCGTCGATTCTCGTGATGTCTCATCAGCACCTCCAGCCGCGCCCGAACGGCGCCATCATCCGCCTCCAGCCGCTCGATCACCCGCTCCGCGACAGCGCCCGCGAGCGCGTCGACCATTGCTCCATCGATAGCCCGCAGCCCCGCGTCCGTCGTTGGATAGGCCGGGAACGTCACGGGCGAGACCTCCCAGAGCCGGACCTTCAGCAGCGTACGCCGCTCGGTGCCGTCGTCGAGCACGTCCCACCGGTCCTCGATCACGGTGAACCCAAATGACATCTGACTGATATCGCCGCGTTCGAGCAGGATTGCCAGGTCCCGCGCGTACGACGTCGGCGCGAGCTCGGCGCGCACGAACAGGCCGACGTCATCCTCGGCGAGCCACAGCGTCCCCGCCGTATTGCGCGCGAGCACCAGGTTCGGGTCATGATTGACCAGCATCCGGATGTCATCCACCTGGATCGTCTCGCGGAACGCCCCGGCCGCGACCTGCTCCTCATACTCGCCGAACCAGTCACGGACGCGCGTCGGCGTGTTGAACACGGCCGCGTGGCCTTCAAACATGATCGGTGCATTCTCATCGGCGCGCCGCACCTCCAGCATGTTTAGAGTGACTGCCCGCCGCTCGCGCCCGAGCGCATCACGCATCGGCCGGCGTCGGCTCTGCGTCGCCGTCATCAGTGCCTCCTATCGGTGCCATGTTCAGCGGGGAAATCAACTGGTCGCCGCCCTCGACCGGTTCCAGGTTCTCGCGCTCCCGGATTTCGTTAATGGTCATCCAGCCCCACTGCCGCGCCGTGGCATAGGCTTGATACCGCTGTTGTGTATCGCCACGTAGCAGGCCCTCGACCACATACTCCGCGTAGGCACGGGCCGGGATCAGATCGCTGACCGTCACCCGCCGTTCAACACGAGTGAGCCAGGGCCGCAACGTATAGATCACGAACCCAATGGTCTGCTGTTCGATCCCGGTCCCCCAGCTCGTTGATCCATCCAAATCCATCAGCAGGTGCGGCGGCACCCCGAACAACCGTGCGATCTCCTGTACCTGGAATTTGCGGGTCTCCAGAAATTGCGCATCCTCCGGCGGGATGCTGATGGGTTGAAACTTCAGCCCGGCATCGAGCACCACGATCTCGTGCGCGCGCTGAAGTCCCGCGACCTTCTGCTGCCACGCAGTCTTGATCCGGCGCGCCGCCTCTTCGGGTAATTTCTGGTCCGTCTGAAGTACCCCGGAAAGGAGCGACCCGGAGGCGAACAGCCGCGCGCCGAGCGATTCGGCGGCGATGCTCAACCCGAGCGCCTGCCGCGCCACCTGTATCGGGGAGAGCCCGACCAGCCCATCGTAGGAGAGTCCAGGGATATGCAAGATGTCGTATGGCGTAAGCGTTTTGCCGCCGATAACGAATTCCTTGCCCGAGGGGTTGGCCTCGGTCAGTGCCCCGCGCCGCACCGTCACCGTCGCCGGGTTGATCGGCCAGAGCTCAACCACCCGACCGAGGCCGTCACGTCGCTTCTCGAGGTACGCGTTGCCCCAGAGGAGCAGCGAGACGTAGACATACTCCCACAGCTCGAAGTCGGTCAGGTCCGGATGCGGCCGCTCCAGCAGCGGGACACGCACCTCCGAGCGCCGGCCCGACCGGAACACCTTCAGCGGCAATGCGGCCGCGGCGCCGGCGATCAACGACACCGCCCGGTAAACCGCCGTCACCTGCACCGAGCGTTCCGGAGAGACGGTGATCCCACTATCGGTCTCACCCGCCTGCCCCAGCCACGCCACCAGCTCCGGCGCGGTGAGTGGATAACGCGGGTTTTCAGGACTCGCCAGTCGATCGGCCAACCGTCGAAATACCGTCATCGCACGTTTGCCCACAGAATGAGCGCCACGCCAGCGGCCGCGAACCCCAGCGCCGGCGTCACCAGCGCGGCCGCGATCACCAGACACGCCATCCCTAGCAGCTCCGTCACGGCGTCGATGCGCTCGCGCGTCACCAGTGACTGGATGCGATTGCGTCGATTCACCATACGCTCGGTAACTCCTCGTCCCCTGGCACCTGGTGCACCATGGCTCGGCCGATCGCCATAATGAGTGCCACGATCCCGTCAATCCGTTCGGTGGAGCGCCGCTTGGATGGCTTCAGGTTGCCGGCCGGATCCTGCTCAACAGCGACGTTACTTGCCATCCATCGGAGGATCGGGTGCCCGCCGTGCCGCAGCTTGCCACCCCGTATGAGCCGTTCGAGCTCGGCCGTCGGCGCGGCCATACTGGCGAACCCCTGGCCGAATGGGACCATTGTCGCGCCGTCGTTCATGAGCTGCGTCACGAGCTGGGTCGCGTTCCAGCGGTCGTAAGGGATCTCCACGACCTGGTACGTCTCGGCAAACTCGCGGATCTCCTCGCGGATGTGGTCGTAATCCACCACATTCCCCTCGGTCGGCGTGAGGTAGCCCTGCTCTGCCCAGACGTCGTACGGGACCCGGTCGCGACGCGCGCGCTCGCGGATGCCCTCGGCCGGGCACCAGAACCGGCAGAGGACATCGTATCCACCATCATCGTCGGGAAACACCGCGACGAATGCTGTCAGGTCCGTGGTGCTCGACAGGTCGAGACCGGCGAAACACGGCCGGCCACGGAGTGCTTCCGGGTCTACCGGCACCGCGCCGGCATCCCAGACATCCATATCAAGCCAGCGGTCGGCCTGCTC